AGGTTTTCGTTTGCTGTGATCCGCGCGTTAATTCCAGAAACTGCTTGTATTGCGGCGTCTCTTTCAATCCCTGACCCGATCTTTACTGCATCGGCCATAGACCTTTGCGCGGCCTCAAGGCTTATATAATCTTTTTCTAGAACTTCCGTTACGCCGGAAAGAGACGCGGTAGCATCATTGAATCCGTTAAACGCTGCCGCTCCATCCTTTGCAAAATCCGCTGTTGTTGCCAAAAGCCTGTACAGAATTGTCAGACCCGCAACTGCCGCGACAAAAGGAATGGCTTTCATTGCAATCGCTAGTGCTGTGTAGCTGGTTGCTGCAAAAGCCACTTTGAGCGCCAAGGTCACCAACGCTGCGACCATCGCTTGGACCTGCGTTAAAGCCAAGACGCCCAGGGATATAGCGACTATATCAATGTTTTGCGTTAGCAATGTAAATGCACCTGTAAGCGCCGTTAAAGCCCCCACGCCCATTTCAGCCGCCGCAAACAGCCCCGTGCCGATAGACTGCACCGCCGCGAAAAATGCAGGATTTGCCACCGCCGCCGTGAGTTGTTCAATGGACACGCGTAGGTTTTCAGACCCAGGCCCGGACAACTCAAACAGGTCTCCAAAGGCGTTTTGCAATGATGCCAGCGCACCGCCAAGCGTATCTCGCGCCGCCTCAGCAGACCCGCCGAATTGCTTTTCCAATTCCGCCAGGATAACCGTCTGCGCGCCAATAATATCGTTGGCCGCAACCATCTCTTTGACCATATCCTTTTGCGCTTCGGTGAAGGTGATACCTGACCGCCCGAGCGCCGTCATACCCAAGACCGGATCGTTTAGCGCCTTACCCACTTGCAGCGCCGCAGAACTAAGGTCGGTGCCCATGGCCGTCGCCAGGTCCAGCGTGGCTTTGGTTGCCTCGTCAAACTGGTCGCCCTTGATCTGCGTAAACGTCAGCAACACACCTTGCATGGCGTTGGTCGCTTCATCGCCGAAATTTGTGACCTTTTGAAGCGCCGCGGCGTGCTCGTTTAGCTGCGCCAGTGAGCGGCCAGCCGCACCCCCGGTCGAAAGGATCGCCGCGCCAAGCTGCGCCTGGGCTTTCTCATTCGTCACCGTTGCGTCAATAAAGCGGTTCAACTGTGAACTCAGCGCGGCGATGCTGACCACGGCGGCCAGTGCGCTTGCAGCCGCGACGGCCAGACCCTTGCCCATGCCTGCAAACGCGCCCTGCGCGCGGCCTGCCGATCCACCAGCCCGATCACCGGCACCGGCAAACTTGTCCAGATCACCGCTGGCTGTCCGCACTTGTCGGCTATCAACCCTGAGACCAACAGAGGCCATGTCTGTGCTCATGTAACGGGTTCCCGATCCACGGGCGCGATGCTGAACGCGCTCTTGCCCTCATGCAGCCCGTTGGCGAATGCGATACTCATACGCCGCAATATAGACGCCTCCCACGCCTCTGTCACGGCCCCGGTCATGTCCGCAAATGCTTTAATGTCCAGCCAATCTAACGGCACGCGGTTGCCCATCCCGTCAGACTTTGTTGGCCCCGCCTCGATCAGCGCTTCAATAAAATATCCGCACGCCTGAACCGGCACGTATGGCACTGGACGGCCCGCGTCTTCGTATTGTTTCGCACGTGATACCATGGGCCTTCCGTCCTTGTGTTCAATCGCGCTTGATAGCCAACCGGCCTGATGCGCGGCCAGTGTTAACCAGTCGGCTGTTTGTCCAAAAAAGCGCGCTGGTTCTCCGCCGCCTCAATGACCTGCCCTGCATAGGTAACGCCGACCATTTCAAACTTCGGAACCACCATGTCTTTGCCGTCGTCGTCTTTCATCGTGGTCATGATGTGTTTGCCAGCGTCGTCTTTTGCAACCTGCATATCTGGAAACGTCATATCCAGCACTGCGCGAATTTGCTCCGGCGTTTTTACCGGATCGTCTCCGATAGTCATGTTGCGCGCTTCAATGATATATTTCATCGCCGCGTCAATCTGTGTGGCGTGCATTTTTTCCAGGACTGCGATGGTAACTTCTTCGTCAGTCTTGCCGGATTTCTTTGCCTGCTTGGCCGCAAGCGCTGCCTCAGAAAGTCGCATCTGCACCGACCGGGCTGCAATGCCTCGCACAAGAAATCCCGGCGCATCTTTGCCAGTGTCGATAGGTTCTCCGCTGTATTGATCGCAAAGCGGCACGAAAACGCCGTCCTCTTGCAGTTGCCGGGAATTGAGCTTGTTCATATCCATGGTTTATGTCCTTTGGTTGTGGTTGAAAGTGGGGGCGCGGGTCAACCAGTCCACACGCCCCCGTCCTGCCGAGGCAGGATTACGCAGGCTCGGTCGCCACAATCGTCGGCGCGTTCTGGCGGAACCCGACCGAAAAGCCCTCATAAGACGCGTTGTCACCCTGATTAGGCTGGTGACTGTGCGCAATGCCCTGAGCGTAAAGAACCGGATCGCCACTAACAGGGGCTTGCGCAGTGCCGGACCCGTCCACGATCTTGATGGACAGAATGCCCGCTTGGCTGTCAGCCGCAGCCTTGATGTCCTCTTGCCCTGCATCTGACGCCACATTTCGGAATGTCGCAGTGGTGTCCACACCCTGACCCGCGCCTTTCACGGCACTGGTAAAGCCCGTTTGCAGGTCAGGCACGTCGATCATGGAGTGGGTGACGCCAAGCTGCGGCAGAGTTTGCAGACCGTTGACCTTCACCCAAGTCAGGGCGGCAAAAGCTGCGGATGTGTTTGCGCTGGGATACGCCTCCGCAACGTAGATGGTTTGCCCGATAAAGTTCTGTGTCATTTGTCGTCGCCTCCTTGGGCTGGGGTTTCAGTCTTGCGCTGCCAACCATTGGCCAGCCATTCGTGAGCGTCGGTTTCAAACGGGGTAGCAATCGCGCCGATCTTGCCGTTGAGCGGATTGCCGTTGGTCAAAATGACCTTCGTGGGGTTGGGTTTCTTCATGCCTTACTCCTGAGCCTGATAACGAATATGAACGTTGGTCCGAAAATAAGCGCCATCCATTGCGCCATCATCTGCATAGCCAACCGCCATTATTTGAACCCGGCCATCTCCTGCCGTCAGTATCATATTCGGAGGGAATTGGTCAATAATCCGATGAGCCTGTGCGCTTGACTCGCCTTCAAAGGTGCCTTCAGTCACCATGACCGCCACGACAAGCCGCCCGACGTAGATGTGCCAGTCGCCTACACCCATGCGTTCGGGCGGTGTTTTGACCTGATACGCCAGCCAGAAAGGCGGCTCGGGCGTGACATATGCCAACGCGTCTGCATCCCATACGCCGGGCGCATTGGCACCCCACACGATATGCGGCGCGGATGCTGTGGCGGCAAGACGGGTGCGCAGGGCGGTGGCGATCTGTTCTTCGGTCATCCGACCCGCGCCTTTGCTTTTGCGATAGATGCCCGCACAATCACGGGCCATTGATCGACAGCACCTTCGACAAAATGCGCGCCGGGGCGGCCATTGCGGCCATTGTTAACGGGGCGCGCGTAAGGAAACTCGCCGTTTCCCCAAGTAAAGGTTGCCAGGTCGCCGCCCTTCATGGTGGCCGCTACCATGATGTAGGATTCCTCACCCTGCCCTGACGCACCGCCAGCGATTGACGATTGCAGGCTGTTGCGCAAGTTGCCTGTGATAACCGGCATGCGCCCGCCGTTGAATTTTGTCTTTTGCGCAATGCTGATCGTTGTTTGTGTTGCGTCTTTCACCACGGCGTCGGTCCGGCGTTGTTGCTTTTCGGTCCACTGGTCCAAAGTTGCAAAGGTGTAGTTTACCATCAGGTCAGCCTCGCAAAGAAGTCGATGCGAACATCAACGTAACAGCGACAATTTATGACTTCCTCAGCGGGTGCGCCGAGAGATGTGTCGCCCGGATACATCAACGAATATCCGCCCACAATAAACGGTTGCCCCTGTGGCACGGGGTCTTGCAGGTCAGCAGCTACATGTGTCGGGCGGGTTTTACCGTCGCCTGCGGAATCCCAAGCCCTGACCACGTCCTCAGCCCGCACATCGTTGTTCGGGTTTTCGATCAGTTGATCCAGCGCCTCTTGCCGTCCGGCGTTCAGCGCCTTGAGCGTTTCAGTCCGTGCGATTGTTTCGCCGCGCAACGCAAGCAGCCTGTCGGAATACCGCGCCGCCATCCGGTCAATGTCTGCCTGCGCAACAGGCTTGCCGTCCGCAATGGCCCGGCGCACGATCCCGTCAAAGCGTTTGTCGCGCCGCGTGCGCGTGAAATAGTTTGCCATGCGGTCGGGGTCGGTCAGTTCACCACGCATATTCTGCACATAGCCCGCCTGCGTGCTGTGCAGCCCCACCAGACCGCCTTGCCGCGTGCCGTTGACCACGCGCCCGCCGATGTCCAGCGCGGTGCGCAGCGGCCCTGCGCCTGCCTCCAGCCCAGCCCGGATCGTCTGGGCAATCAACACGCGGGTATCGTCCACCACCTCAGTCACCAGCCGCGCGCCTAGGTCCCGCGCAATCCGTTCGGCCCGCTCATTCCGGCCCCCGAATGATTGCACAACGCGACTGCCAATCGGCGCGCGGCGGGTGGCGTGCTGAAACGCGCCCATCTGATAATTGCCGCCAGCCGCCAGCGCCGCCGTGATTGCCGTATCGGTGCGGAACATATCGGCCGCATCGAACCGCAATGCACGAAACGCAGCGGCCACATCACCGCGCGCAATGGCAGCTTCAAGCGCACGCATATCAACACCAGCCCGCGCCTGACGCATGGCCGCGACAAACTCCGACTGGACGCCGGGCCATGTCTCGTCCAGCAATCGAAGAAAGTTGCGGCGGGTATCACGGCTGGTCATTCAACTAAACCCGGCTCTCGACAATACCTTATGAACGATCTGGCTTATTCTTTCCCTACAAAGGTCGTATTCACCAGCCACATCAACTATGGTATCGCCCGACACGATACGTCGCGTAATCTCCCTGTCACGTTCGGGGGCATGACTAAAGTTTTCTATTGCTACAAACGGTAGGGCTTCCAGCACCTCTTCGCTCATTTTTCGCAAGTCGTATAGCTTTACTCTCACAGCCATCTAGTCATTTCCTTCGGTTGTTGTGTCGCGGGTTGTCATTCAATCCTCACAGAGTCCATGCACAATGCCAAAGCCTCATCCGGGCTGAAGCCCTGCGCGATGTTGGCATTGTAATGCAGACGGCTCACTGCGGCAAGCAA